TAACACAGGAGACATTGTAGATCGTAACGAATTTGTTGCAGACATTTACATTAAACCTGCAAGAGCAATCAATTTTATTCAGTTGAATTTTGTGGCTACAAGAACAGGCGTTTCCTTCGAAGAAGTCGGCGCTTAATAGGAGTATAGAAAAATGGCAATACCATTTAATGTAGAGAGATTTAAGTCAGAACTAACAAACGGTGGGGCACGCCCCAATCAGTTTGCGGTTCAATTGACATTCCCAAACTATGTCTCATCTAGAGCAGGTGCTGTAACCAAGTCTCCATTCTTGGTTACTGTTGCAGAACTACCTGGACAGACAATTGGAGTTACTCCTGTTTATTACCGTGGTCGTTTAATTAAAATGGCAGGTGATAGAGAGTTTTCTCCATTCCAAATTACAGTGTTAAACGACTCAGGATTTACTATTAGATCTGCTATCGAACAGTGGATGAACGGAATAGAAAATCTAGCGAACAAGACAGGTGTATTACAACCAGCATCTTATCAAACAGATATGTTTGTTTCTCAATTAGATCGCAATGGTGCAGTTCTGAAGCAATATAAATTGTTAGGCGCATTCCCTGTTGACATTGGCGCAGTTGGATTAGATTTTGGCTCTAACGACCAACTATCTACATTCTCAGTTTCATTCCAATATCAAACTTTTGAATTTACAAATAATCCTGCTTCTCAGTTGATTGACGCTTTAACAACTATTGGTTAATTTTATAAGTGATTTAAATTATGGCAGTTAAACTATTTGGTTTTACCTTTGGTAAAGATGAAGAACCCATTGATAAGAGAACGCAGTCTTTTGCTACTCCGTTATCTGACGATGGGGCGTCCACCGTACAAGCTGGTGGATATTTTGGAACGTATGTTGATTTAGATGCAACTGCAAAATCTGAGTATGAATTAATTACGAGATATAGAGAAGCATCTTTATATGCTGATTGTTCTACCGCAGTGGATGAAATTTTAACTGAGGCTATTGCCGCAGTCGATGACGAAAGCGCAGTACAAATTAATTTGGATCAGTTAGAAATTCCTGATGATATAAAAGAAAGTATCATTAAAGAATTTGAATATCTTTATAGATTAATTGACTTTGATGACAAGGGGATGGATTATTTTAGACGTTGGTATATCGATGGTAGAATATACTTACAAAAGATAATCGATACTAAGAATCCTAAAAGAGGGATTTTAGAAACCTTAATTATTGATCCTAGAAAAATTAAAAAAATACGTGAAGTTAAAAAAGAAAAAGACAAAGAATCTGGTATAGATATTATCAAATCTGTTGATGAATTCTTCTTATATAATGAAAAGGGTATTACTTATAATCAGGGTTACACTTCGACAACCGCACCGAACTCTGGTATAAAGATTCAACCTGATGCTATAACGTTTGTTCCATCTGGATTGATGGACTTGGATAAGAATGTAGTATTAGGATATTTACATAAGGCTATTAAGCCTGTGAATCAGTTAAAGATGATGGAAGATTCTTTAGTAATCTATAGATTAGCTAGAGCGCCTGAAAGAAGAATATTTTATATTGATGTTGGTAATTTGCCAAAGGTTAAAGCTGAGCAATATTTAAAAGATATTATGGCTCGCTATCGTAACAAAATTGTTTACGATTCAAACACAGGTGAAATTAGAGACGATAGAAAGATGATGACAATGCTTGAGGATTTCTGGTTACCTAGACGTGAAGGCGGTAAAGGTACAGAAATTACTACATTGCCAGGAGGCGAGAGTTTGGGGCAGATTGAAGATATTAATTATTTTCAAACTAAGTTGTATCAGGCATTAAATGTGCCTATATCAAGATTACAACCTCAGACAGGTATATCGTTTGGTAGAGCAACAGAGATAACAAGAGACGAATTAAAATTTGCAAAGTTTGTTGGAAGACTTAGAAAACGCTTTAATGAAATGTTCCAGGATTTGTTAAGAACACAACTTATTCTTAAGGGTGTTATAACAGATAAAGATTGGAATCAGATTAAAGAAGGCATACAATATAGGTATGCACAAGATCAGTATTTTGAGGAAATGAAAAATGCTGAGAACTTGCGTAACAGAGTAGATTTATTGACACAGATACAACCATTTGTTGGTGCTTATTATAGTCAAGAGTATGTTATGAAAAACATTTTAAGACTGTCTGATAAGGAAATGCAGCAGATGAAGGCTCAGATTGAAAGTGAACCTCCACCGCCGCAAGTAGGTATGCCGGGCATGCCACCAGGTCAGATGCCACAGGGACAATCGTCTGGGGCACCTGAAGATTATGCCCAACAAGGTTAATATAAATAAATAATGAACAGTAAAGGAATAGTTATGGAATCTACAGCAATACAACAAATGGTTGACAATATTATTTTAGGCAACCAGGCCGATGCAATTAAAAATTTTAACGATGCAATGGCAAGTAAATTATCAGATGCGCTGGATGATAGAAAAACGGCGATCGCATCCTCAATAGGTAAAACGGAAGTAACCGACGATGAAACAGTTTAATACTTTAAGAGAAGAAACACAAACCATGAGTCGTGCCGCTAAGGGTCACGAAAAATATGGTAAGGATGGTATGAAAGCCTTAGCTAAAGCGGGCCGGGATGGAAAAAATTTAGATAAAGTTAGAGACAAGTATAACAAGTATGATGAATCGGTAGATGAAGGCATGATGGATACTCTTAAGACTGTTGCTTCTAAAGTAGGTAAAGCATTGACAGGTGGTTCAGACGAAGATCAATTAAAGAACTTACAAAAGAAAATGGGTGTGCCACAGACAGGCAAGAAGCCAACTTCAGAAGAAAAAGAATTAGACGAAGTTAACATGACTGCTCATATTAAGCGTCAAGCAACAAGATTAAAAATGAGATCCGGCGCATTAAAGACAACTAATACTACAATGCAACCTAGACCAAGGCCAACAATGGAAGGTTCTATTCAGGATGTTGGAGATACGTCAATGACCATTGTTAGTAAGGGAATCAATAAACTCAATAAAGCAGTGAGTGGTAAAGATCCTAGTTCTTTGGTTGGAACACAAACAAAGTAAAGATCAAAATCTAGTGTTAATAAAGAATAAAAATAATAGGATATCAAGATGGCAGTAATTCGTACAATCCTTAAAAAAGTAAGACAACAAGCAGTTGTTAAAATTGTGGGCGATCGTTCTGCGGGTACATCTGATGGAATGGCAAATATTGGACCGCTTGAATTAAAATTAACAGATGAAAATTTAGATCAACCAAACATACAAATGAACATTACTGGTATAATGTGGTCTGCTCCAGACGCATTTCCAATTGTAATTACTCGTAATAATTCTACAACGATGATATTAAATGGCAATGACAACTGGTCAACATCTCAAATGTTTGGGTTTGCAGATACCTCAAATAATAGTGCAAATATCTCGGTTTCTTTGCCTGCAAATAGTACAATATATTTACACATATCCAAGACTGCCGGATTCATTGAACCAAATCAACAAATACTCCCAAGATAATTAGGAACAGATATATGAAGCTAATTAAAGAAGTTGCACAGGATTTAAATTATCTTGTAGAAGCAAAAGAAGGCGGCGGAAAGAATGTCTACATTGAAGGCATCTTTGCTCAAGCAGATACTCCAAATAGAAACAAGCGTTCATATGGTAAAGGTATTATGGAACGCGAAGTTACTAACTATCAAAAGTTAATAAGTGAGAAGCGTTCGTTGGGAGAGCTTGGTCATCCGGAGAATCCTTCTATCAACCTCCATCAGGTTTCCCACCTAATAACTAGCCTAAAAATGGAAGGCAAAGACGTTATTGGTAGAGCCAAAATATTAGAAACTCCAATGGGAGTTATTGCAAAGAATTTAATAGAAAATGAAATTCGTTTGGGCGTATCCACAAGAGGCTTGGGATCGTTAAAAATGAACTCTGAAGGTATCAATGAAGTACAAGATGATTTTTATCTTGCAACCGTTGATATCGTCGCCGACCCTTCCGCTCCTGACGCCTTTGTGCAAGGAATAATGGAAAATGCAGAATGGGTGCAAGAAAATGGCGTATGGAAGGCGATGGATGTTGAAATTGCACAACGACAAATCAAGAAGACTTCAGCTAAGAATTTAGACGAAGTTAAATTACAAATATTTGAAAGATTTATTAATCAATTGTCTAGGTAACTAGAATTATAAATATTGATTGAGTATATTCATACATTTAGGAGACACTAATGTCAGTAGAAAGTAAAGTTAAGGAATTGCTAGAACGCGTTTCTGAGAAGACTTCTTTAAAAGAAGACGCAGGCCAACCGCGCCAAGGTGATTCAAAGGACGCCCCAAAGGCTGGTCCAATGACGCCAACCGGCGGTAGAGATTCCACAATTAGCCCTGTTAACTCTGGCGATAGTGGTAATCCAAAACAAGGCGACTCTAAGGAAGCATCTTTTGAAACCCGTGATGGTCAAACAGATGACAACCAAGGTGCAAAAGTTTCAGGTGGTATATCCAAGAATGATATCCAAATGAAAGCCCCTGTAGGAGCAGCGCCGAATTTCACAACAACTAAAGATCTATCTCAGATCCCACAGAACACCGGCAATTATATGCAACACGGTGAAGAGGTTGAGACAGATGAAGAGGTTATTTCTGAAGAAGAAGAACAAGAAGAAATTGAAAACACAGAAGCAACAGAGATTGAGCCAATTGACTTATCTCCAATCTTCGGTGAAGATTTATCGGAAGACTTCAGACAAAGAGCAACCTCTATTTTCGAAGCAGCAGTTATTGCTCGCGTAAATAACGAAATGGAAAAAGTTGCTGAAGCATTAGAAGAAAAATATGCTGAAGAATTTACAGAGTACAAAGATAGCATCGTAGAAAAAGTTGATGCATATATGAACTATGT